TTTACATCGCTGGCGAACGGAGTGCCAAGCCCTAGCCAACGGCAGCCGCAAAGTTTTACGGGGCAAACGTCATAGCCCGGACAGACATGATCATCCTGGCCGAACAACTCCGGCTGCATCAATTCAATTGTGGCCGACATGTCACCCTCGCGAAGTACCACCGACGCCCTGCAATGCGGTCGTTCAGGTGCCGGTACATGTCCGCCGTGAAATCGGTCGGCATGGCACGTTTGGCCTCGAACTTGACCACGTCCTCGCGTATCAAATCGTCATCCTCGTACCGGATGACGGCCGAAACTTTCCAGTTATGCGGCTTGGTGCAGTACCGGGCGCATCCGTTTTCGTGGCGTATTGGGCCTTCGATGCCGGATGGGGTGACACGGAAGGCGGCAAAGGGTTGGTTTTGAAGTGGTTTTTTCATTCGTCCATCCCCCATACGCTAACCTGAATCTTTCCGCCCTTCACAATCTCGCCCGAGTTGATGACGCGCAGGTCGTGTATCTGGCTGTCGTCCAGCATGACACCGGCAGCAACAAGCCCATCCAAAACGCCTTTTAGCAGGTTATCCAAGTCGCGCACCCGATTGTCAGGGAAAAACACACGAAGCAAGACGCCAACGCGCCCGATTACGGCATTTTTTCGGCTTGCCAATATCTTCATGGCCTCAATGAACTGTAGCGCCTTCTCGGACTTCCTGCGACCTCTGACAAGTTTTCCGCGTTTTTTGTATACGCAGGATTCCCAGTAGTGGTTCACGGATGGCGGATATGGCAGTTCGACGCAATCCAGAATCATCATGATTGCGCCCCGATATGCTCAAGCAGAGCCTGTTCTGCGGTTTTCAGCGCCAGCACTCCCGGTGTGCATAGGTGCAGGTAACACATGGCCTCCCAAGTTTCCGGGGTTGCATCAAGGATTTTCCGCAGCGCCCGGCGGCGGTACTCGTTCGGGTTGACAATTTTCCCCTTGTGCCTGATTTCGTCGCGGATATACCACAGCGCCTTTTGCAGGTCTTGAGCCGGTGCGCCTTTGTCGCGATGGCGGAAAATGTACTTGAACGCATTGCCGCGATTAAACGACAGATGGCGCGTGACCTGGATGCATTCGATTCCGGAGGCATGTCCGCAGTAGTGGGCGGGGTTGTTTACGGGGTCAGTCATTGCGATGCTCCGTAACGATACGGCCGAACCTGTCCGGACAAATACCGTTCCAGCGCATCGGCGCGGCTGACCTCGTGGCTTCGGACGTACTGCTTGACGGAAAAATAGCTCAGGCCGTGCGTTTTGCAGTGCTGCGCCATGCTGCCGGTCTTTCCGCGAAACTCGAAATTCCATACCGGCTCCTTGCGGATGCCATTGCGCGCAAACATGCGGTAGGCGGCTTGGCCTGACATGCCAGCCATCGCGCCAATGACGCCCCACTTGCCGCCGGATTGTTCCAGCAGTTCGGCCAGCACTTGCGGAACCGGCTTACCCGTCCGCGCTGATTCGCGTTGTTCCCATGATCTCATGGTGTAATCCCCGTTGCGTGGAGCGGTCTGGCCGCTCCGTGTTGTTTTTAGGCCGACAGGCTTGCTTGAGTCCAGCCAGAAATCCATGCTTTCATTTCCTGCGCGCTGCGCTTGTCGCCAATCGTGCGGCCCTTGAGCATGTCCATCATGTTTCCATCAAGGCAAGGCGCGCACTTGATGCCGGAAGCAAAAGCGATTGCGCCGAAGGTCTTAGCTGCTTGGGTGTTTGCGTTCATGGTGTTGCTCCGGTCTGCCTGTTTGGTATGACCCAAGTATTGCACTAGCAATATCATTCGTCAACCACTTTCCCCGTAATCCTCTCGAAAATAACCCGGCTGACGTACTCCGCGAACCCGGCCGGGTCAGTCCTGGCCCGTTCGCGCATACCCTGGGCTGTCTTTTCGGACAGCGCGGGGCAGTAGTGGCCTTGTTCGAGCTGGCATAGGCGGCAGGTGACGAGGTGGCGGTGGAGGCTCATTGTGCGTCGTGGTACTCGTGTATCAGGTCAATGCAGGCTTTCCGCACATCCTGGAACCACATTTTTCCATTCATATGCCGGAACCATTGCCATATTTCGGCCTCACAGGGAAACGCAGAATCGTAGAACTCAACGCCATCGCGCCAGAAAACCAGATAGCCGCCTTCGCGTTTTACTGTGACCATGGTCAAAACCTCCCGTCTTGGTTTTCAATGTCCGCAAACCGGAACACGTCGCCATGAAATCGCGTCATAAGCGTCCCTGTCGGCCCATTGCGGTTCTTTGTGACGATCAACTCGGCAAGCCCCTGCGCCTCAGCGTTCGTCGGGTTATAAACCTCATCCCGGTACAGCATGATAATCACATCCGCATCCTGTTCAATGCCGCCACAGTCCCGGAGGTCGCTATTCATCGGGCGCTTGTTCGGTCGGCGCTCGCATGTTTTCGACAGTTGCGACAAAACCACAGTCGGGCATTTGTACTCCATGCCCAGGCCCTTAATGTCGGCGCTGACCTCCGTCAGAATGTCGTTCGTCGTGCGTCGGTCGTCGCTGCGATTGCTCCGGGACTTCTGGAAATAATCGAACATCATCATCCCGATGCCGCCATGTTGCCGAGCGATTCTGCGGCAGACTGCCCGCATGTCATTCGGTGACATGCTTCCCTGATCGCAGACCAGAAACTGCCGCGTCTTGATGTCGGCCGTGGCATTCGACACGCGCTGATATTCGTCCGCCTCGAACCATCCGCGCTGAATCTTGCTCATCGGCACACCGGAGCGCATGGCCAGCATCCGGTTGATAATCTGCCAGCTTGGGGACTCCATGGAAAATATCACGACCGGCAGCGGTTGCGAGAACAGCGCCGCCTCAGCGATGTTCAGGCCGTAGGTAGTTTTCCCCATGCTCGGCCGTGCGCCAACAACGACCATATCGCCCGACTGAAAGCCGTCTGTCCAGTCGTCCATGCCGCGTAACCCGGTAGCCACACCGGACAGTTGTCCCGGTTTGCGGTCCATTGCGGCCGACATGCGGTCAAATGATTCAGCCAGCATCGACTTGCTGTCGTGTATCGGGATTTCGCGCCCAATGCCGCCCCGTGCGGTCGATATGCCCAATACCGCTCCCTCGGCATCGCTCAGCAGTTCGGCAGCGGTCTTGCCATCCGGAGCAAGGATGCTGCCCGCAATAATCTCCGACACGCCCAACAGTTGCCGCAAGACGGATAGCTCGCGGATGCGTCCGGCGTAGGCTTCGATGTTGTGCGTGGTGGCGGGTGAGTTCTTGATAATCTCGCCCAGGTAATCATCGCCGCCCATCCGCGCATCAAGTCCGTGCGTTTTCAGGTAGTCGCTGACCGTCAGCGGGTCAACAGCCACATTCGACCCGTAAAGGCTTGCACAGGCCGTCCAGATGACGCGGTGGCGCGGGCTGAAGAAATCAACCTCCTGAATCACGTTACAGACTGCATCCCACCCTTCGCCGTCCGACATGATGCCGGACAAAACCGCTTGCTCCAGGCTAAGGCTATGCGGTGTTTTCGGTGCGTCATTGTTTTCCATGGAACAACTCCACCCGGTCGCGTTTGGCTCTTGCGGCCAATTCCGGATCTCGTGCGCCGCGCATATTCGAGAATGGCGGCGGGGTTATTATTGGTTTGTACAGGTCTAGCGGTGCCTGTTCGGTCGGCGGCTTGCTGGCTGTTTTGGGCGGGCTTGCGTATTCGGTCTTGCACCATGTCACCAGCGCCGCCTCCCACTTGTTGTTTGGCTTGCTGGTGCCGTTGTGGTGGATAACGAACTTGGCCAGCAACTCGTCGGTCAGTCGGTCAACAGGGACACCAGCCCGCATCATCAGCGCCGGGAATTGTTCGCCGGGCTTCCAGTCGGTTGTCATGGTGACGGATTGGTTGGCTCGGTCGTGCTTGGTGATGCGGTCGATGTAGTCTTGACCGTCAGATTGCGGGGCAGGGCGAGCATCGCCTTCAGCAATCAGGATTCCGGAATCAGGTATCAGGTTAAGGGAATCAGCCGGAGCGCTTCCGATTTCCTCCGAAGCGCTCGCGTAATTTCGCGAGTCGCTCGGGTTTTTTCGCGAGTTTTCGCAATCGCTTGAATATGCTGGAATTATTGACTCTGCCTCATTGCGGTGCGGATTCTGATGCTTCAGGAAATTAACAATCTGGATAAATCGCGAGTGGCTCGCGTTTTTTCCGGAGTCGCTCGCGTAATTTCGCGAGTCATACCGAATAATAAATCCATTGTCGTGAAGCCACGTCAGCATGGCGTCAATGTCGATGCCTTCGCGGTACGGAAATGTGTCTGCCTTGATGCGAATCGGGCGATCTTCTAACCGGCCTTCGCGGTCAGCCAGAAGCCACAGTGATTGAAAAAGCAGCGTATGGAGAGGGTCCGAAACCCCTAGGACTTCATTTCTGAAAATTGCAGGTTTGATATTTCTGGCGCGTGCCATGTTGCGATCCTCGGTCAAGAGAGTCAAAAGGATGGCGGCAGGCGTTGACTAGACGCTCTTTGGGTGCCCCCTAGCCGCACACGTATTTTACCACCACATTAGAGATCAGTCCTCTTCAAAATCGAACAGTTTCGGACTGTTGACCTTCTGCTCCATGCTTTTAAGGTAGTACGCCGAGTCCATGAAATACCCCGGATTCAGCTCGCTGCCCTGCCCGCGTCGGCCCATCTCCAGGGCGCAATACGGAACAGTTCCCAACCCACAGAACGGATCATAAACCAACTCGTCTTTGTTGCTGTAACGCTCAATCAGGCGCTTGACGATATCTGTCTGAAGCGGGCAGACATGTTGCTCAACGGCCCGGCGCGACTGGTCAGAATTGAGCGTCAGCATCCGATTGATATCGTGCCACACGTCCGGATGATGCGAGCCTGGCGCAAGTGACATGAACGTGGACGGGAGAGCGCCGCGAAGCTCCAGATCCTCACCCAGCTTGATGTGATGCTCATAGTCGTACACGTTTTGCAGGCTGTACTTTGTGAACATGCTGGCCAACTTGTCAGGGCCATAGCCTGCCATTTCTTCCGCCGTAATCATCCGATTTCCGCTACTGCGCCAGAATGCATGGGCATCGACCTGCCAGTGCGCGCGGGTGTATTCCTGTTTGGATTTCTTGACAGGCTCGTCAGCATAGCCGCGGGTGCGGTCAGTTTGCGGCTTGCGGAACAGGATGATGTATTCCGGCGAGCCTACGCCCATCTTCGTGCCGTCCTTACACTGTTCTGACCACCCGAGCCGGTACGTTTGATTGTTTTCGCGCACTACGTCCGTGA